GGGCAAAGCGTTCCCCCTGGAGTTCAACACCCCCACCGCCGACGGGTCGATCGGGATCATCCGCATCATGGGCACCCAGATCGCCGACAGCATCGGCCTGAAAATCATCGGGTCGCCCACCTTTCGGGCCGCCATGGATCAAGTCCCGCACATCACCTTCAGTGTCATCGACCCCGGCTACACCAACGCCAGCAAGAAACTGTTCACCCCCGGCAATCTCGTGACCTGGCGCGACGCGTCCCTGCGCACCGACACCGTGTCTTACGTGCCCGGCGAGCACGGGCAAGGCCAGGCCGACGTCACCGCCGAAGACGACATCGTCCACGCCCTGAAGCAATTACGCGGACCGCACACCGCCAGCAACATCGACGCCGTGACGTGGCTGTTTCAGGAGATCTCCACGGTCGGGTTCGATCCGACGAAGTTCCTGCTCGGCGAGTCGGTGCCCACCCAAACCACCATCGCCCGCGACATTTGGGATCCGTCCATGGGGGTGGTCGCCGACACTGAGTTCCCGTCGGCGTGGACGACCATCGTGCGCCTGGCCCGCGAGCTGGGCAAGTGGGTGTTCGTCTCCGGGCGCCGGATCATTTTCGGTTCCGCGCAGTTCGCGATGGCCTGGGCAGCCGCCACGCCGGTGCGCATCGGCTGGGACGGCGCCCCGCCGACGGAGTCGTTCATCACCATGCCCACCACGGTGCGCGCCACCATCGCCGACCGGGTGCAAACGTTGCAGGTTAAGGGGCGAGTGCCGCACGCCCGCGCAGCACTGTTCCGTCCCGGTGTCCCGGTGGACGTCTACGGGATCCTCGGCATCGACAACACCCCGTCGATCAATAAGCCCAACACTTTCGCGGCCCCGATTCGCATGGTCGTCTCCGATCTCGAACACGTGCTGGCCACTGACACCGACGGCGCCGACGTGACCCTGATCGAGCCGGTCAACCCCATTCCGCAACCCCCCGGGCAGACGAACAACCCCAACGCCCCCGGTGGTCCCGGTGGGGCGGTCGGGGTGACCGGTGGCGGTGCTGACGGACAGGTGGAGACGTTCGTGCGCAACGCCCTGCAAGAGACCGGCAAGACATACGTTTACGGCGCCACCCCGGCCGCGTCGGACCCCAACCCGCGCGCTTTCGACTGCTCGTCGCTGGTGCAGTGGGCGGCGACGCGGGCCGGGATTCTGGGTTGCCCGCGCACGTCAGAGCAGCAAATCGCCTGGTGTGACCAGATCAGTGTGCCGACGGCAATCAACACTCGGGGGGCGCTGCTGCACCAGCCTGGGCACATCGCCATCTCGCTCGGCAACGGACGCACGATCGAAGCCAGCCAGGACGGGGTTCCGGTGGGGCAGCTCAACGCCACCGGTCGCAAGTGGGACCTGGGCGGCAAGCTCAAAGGTGCGAAGGGCTACCTGTGAGCATGCAACTGGCCGACTTCGGCACCCTGCACCGGGCGATCGTCAACTCGGTCACCGCCAACGGGGTCATCGTGGAGATCCCCACGTTGGCGCCCAACGCCCCGTGGGGGCCGATACCGACCTGCGTACCAAACTTGGCCCCCGGCGAAGCGGTGGTTTGTGCGCAGATCTCCACCTCCCGCGACACTCTGATCATTGTGGGCCGGGTGCCGGGCCGGGCGCCGACGATCGCCGAGATCGCCACCCTGGCCACCACATTGACGAACATTCAGAACGCGGCGACCGCGCTGACCGGGCGAGTAACCACCACTGAGACCAACATCGCGACCAACACCGCCGCGATCACCGCGTTGCAGGGCCGGGCGACCACTGACGAAGCGAACATCACCACCAACACCACGGCGATCGCCGCGCACGGCACGCGTTTGACCACCGATGAAACGAATATCACCACCAACACCACGGCGATCGCCGCTGCGAACACCGCCGCGACCGCTCTGGCCGCGCGGGTGACCACCCTGGAGGACACCACGCGGATCGGGGCGACCCGGTATGTCTTCCAGGCCGCTGACACGGCGGGGATCACCAACCAAACAACTCCGCAGGCGACGAGTCTGACGTTGCCGGTACTGGCGGGCGCGACGTACGAGTGGGAGGCGCTGATCATTGTCAACGCCCAGCCCGCCGCCAACTGCAAGATCACTTTCGCGGTGCCGACGGGCACGGCCGTGCCCCGTGTCGCACCGTGGTTCTCCGGCGATCCGGCAGGCAACGCCGCGATCTGGCACGACGTATTCGACGGCTCCACCTACGTCATGGGCGGCAAGACCGGTGGCGGCATGATGTCGTCACGCCCATGCGGTGGGATCATCATCGGCACCACCGCTGGCAACTTCGCCATCCAGTACAGCCAGAACGTCTCCGACCCGTCGAGTGTCGTATTCAACGCCGGGTCGAAACTGAAAATGACCCGGGTCGCTTGACGGTGCGTTGTAACGCTGCGGCGCCCAGCGCGATACACCGAGTGTTCGGCCAGTTCCGGCCAACCCGACCTGAAGGAGAACCACCATGTCCGACGCAACACCATTCGACGCGCCCCTGCCCGCCACGGCCGCGCCCGTCTACATCACGCCCGCCACGGCGCCCGCCCCATCGAACGGCCTGGGCGTGTCAGCGCTCGTGCTCGGAATCGTGGGTGTCGTACTAGCTTGGGTGCCGTTCCTGGGTTTCATCCTGGGAGTCCTGGCCACCGTATTCGGCGCCGTCGGACTGTCCTACGCCCGCAAAGGTAAGGCCACCAACAAGGGCATGGCGATCGCCGGGCTCGTGCTGGGCATCATCGCCATCGTGTTCTGGCCGCTGGTCTTAGGCACGATCGTCGCCAGCGTGCCGCCCGTGACCCCCTGACCCGCTCCGCAAACGCCCCACCGGCACTTCCAGGTGGGGCGTTTGCGCGCGCCCGCCCGAAGATCACCGCCAGACATGCCAGGATGCCCGCGTGGCGGCTGTGTGGGATTTTCCGTTCGGGCTAGGCCCCGGTGGTGCCGTGGCCGTGGTCGACCAGGACTCCGACAAGGACATCGAGAATCAGATAGCCGCAGCCCTGCTCACCAGACCCGGTGAACGCATCCAAGCACCCACGTTCGGGATCTCCGACCCGGCGTTCGCCGGATGGGAGGCCCCAGCCCTGGCCCGACACCTGCTCGACTTCGGTCCGCATGTCGACGTGACCTCAGTGATCGTGGCCCGGCGTGGCGGGGACGCCCGTGGCGACCGCGAAGAGGTCGCAGTGTCCTGGACTCGGCGGGAGACCGTGTGAGCGCGCCTCTAATTAGGCCCCCGGTCGACCTAGGCGCCTACGTCGACCTGCGAGTTTTCGACGTCCCAGACCAAGATCTGATCTCGGCGATGACCGCCTACTACGGGATCGTCAACCCCGGGTGGGTGCCCCGCGAAGGCAACACCGAAGTGTTGCTGATGGAAGTGATCGCCCTGGCGATCGCCGAGAACGTCGCCACGATCAACCGACTGCCCGGCGCCGTCGTCGAAGCCGTCCTGCACCTCGCCGGGGTGGATCGGGATTTCGGTGCCCCCGCCGTGGCCACCGCCACGATCAACCTCGCCGACGGTCTGGGTTACACCATTCCGACCGGCACCCGCTTCTACCTACCCCTGGCCACGGGCACGGTGGTGTTCCTAGCACAGGCCCCCGACACTCAGATCGCCCCCGGGGCGACCAGCGCCACGATCAATCTCATTTCTCAGATCAACACCGCCGCCGCCAACGGGGTGCTCGCCGGTACCCGGCTTGTGCTCGCCGATCAGTTGTCCATGGTGCAGACCGTGGTGTTGGCGTCGACGGTGGCCAGTGGTCGTGACCCGGAGACCGACGCCGCGTGGCGTGATCGTGGCGTGGCCCGGCTGCAACGCCTTTCCGACGCGCTGGTGGTGCCAACCCAGTTCAATGCGTTCATCGACGAGGACGTGCGCGTGGGCCGGGTCATGACCGTGGACCTGTGGGACGGGTCGGTGGGCACCCCCGGCGCGGTCGGCTCCAATCCGGGGCACATCACCTCCTGCGTGCTCGATCCCACCGGGCTACCGTTGAGCACCCCGACGTTGACCGACCTCCAAGCCCAGGCGCAAGCCAAATCGGCCGCCATGCTGGCCGTGCACGTCATCAACGCCACCCTGGACACCATCGCGGTGGTGGCCAGTATTCGTACCGCAGCGGGCTTCGTGGCCGCGACCGTGGCCGCGTCGGTGACCTCGGTGATCCGCAACTACATCAACCCGCTGACGTGGGCGGCGGGGGCACCCCTGCGACACAATGAGTTCATCTCGGTCATCGACCAGACCCCCGGTGTCGACTACGTGGTCAGTGTGACCCTCAACGGCGGCACGGGTGACGTCGCGGCGAGCACCCCCCGGTCACTGCCCCAGGCGGGGACGGTCACTGTCACGGAGGCTCCGTGACGGTCGCTGACTTCATTCCCGAGGATGACTGGATCGACATCGGCAACGATTGCGCGATCGTGTTCACCACCTGGAATCGGCACATCCACGCGGGACTGATCCACTCCCATCAGCGCCCGGACAATGGACAGCCCTGCGCGGGCGCGATCATGTTCGACCTGCCCGGGGCGGCGGAAGCGTTCCCCGGGCGCCCATTGTGGACGCTGGTGAGCTTGGACCCGCTGACCTTGTCGCCGTCGCTGCTGTGCAGTTGCGGGCATCACGGGCACATTCAGGGCGGTAAGTGGGTGCCCTGTTGACCACCGCCATCCCCACCTTGCCCCCGGCGCCGGTCGTCAACCACTTCGCGGCGCGGGTCTTCGCCCGACTCCCGCAGGCGTACCAGGTTTTCGACGCCAACTCCGGGTATCCGTTCCTGCTCTACATCGACGCCGTGACCCGCAAGCTGGGTGACATCGACGTCGTCATTGACCGGATCACCGGGCAGCGTCCGGTGGGTCCGGCGTCGCCGGTGCCGTGGTCCCTGCATCCGTCGGTGGTGGCCGACTACAACGCTAACCGGGTGTTGCGCTGGTCCGAGCTGGCCGACCCGCTCGCTGCGGACCCGGGGTGGTTGCCGTGGCTGGTGCAGCTCGTGGGAGGTCACCTCGATCCGGCCGCCTCAGTGGCCGAGCAGCGCGACACGATCCGTTACGCCACCTCGGGGTGGCAGGCCGGTACCGCAGCGAGCATCGAGTACGCGGCCCGATCAGCGTTGACCGGTTCGCAGTACGCGCGGTGCATCCCGCACATGATCGAGGGCGGGGCCGCTGGCGGCCCCTGGGATGTTGCGATCATGACCCGGTCGTCGGAAACCCCGGACCCGACACTGGTGCTGGGCGCGATCCTGCGCAAGGGCGTCAAACCGGCCGGGGTGATCTTGCATCACGTGCCGTTCGGGGCGTCGTGGGACAAGCTGGAATCCGTTCGACCCACCTGGGACCTGTGGGAGTCCGACACGTTCGGTGCCGTGTCGTGGGACCGCCTGGCCGACACGGGCCTGTCCTACGCTGATGTGCCCGGCAACCTCGTGCCCAACGCCTCCTACGAGGCGAACGTCACCGGCTGGACGGCGGGGGCGAACACCACGACAGCGTGGCTGACCGGGGGCGTCGACGGGCTAGGCCAGTGTCGCCTGACCGCGACCGCCGCTGGACAGATCAAGGTCACCTCGGGGACGTTCCCGGTGACCGCGCTGCTCGACTACCGCTCGGCGTGCTCGGTGAACCCCTCCAATACGCGCACCGGTCGCCTGATCCGCACGTGGTCGACGGGGGCGACAGTGACCAGCCCCGACTTCACCGTCGCGGCCGGGGTGTGGACGCGGGTGCCGCAGTTCATTGCGACCGCACCGACGGGGGCGACCACGGCGAGCGTGTCCCTTCAGGTCGATGGGATGGGTGCGGGGGAGACCCTGCTGGTGGATGCGTGGGATGCTCGCGCGTATCACGGTTGATCGTCGGCACCCCCCGATACACTGCCCGCAATGGTCGCGTGGGGGTCAAGGTCGGCTCTCACGAAGTAAGTTCGGGCGCTGCTTTTCGGTACCGATTAAGGTTCGTTCGGCCGGGTTCCTGTTGGTGAGAGGCTCCTTACCGGCTGAAGCACAACCGCCGTTGGCGCGGTGGTTGCCATGAACGTTCCTGCCCCCCGCGACCTTCCCAGCGTGTCACTCCCAGCGCGAGCACACCGGCCTGACACGATCACGCGGTGACGGTGACCCGGACAACCCGCGTGAGCCTTGAGCAGTGGGGCTCTGGCAGCGACTCCCCGTCGCGCACCGGGTTCAATCAAGACCTCGCCAACATCGAGGCGAAAGTCGCCATCGACCAGCGCACTCCGGCCGCCGCACTGCCCACCGCCGCCACCGTGCTGCCGGTCGGGGGCACGACACCACTGGTGTCGGCGGAGCTGTTTCAGCGGACCTTGGACCTCGGTGGCGGCGTCACCGCCTACGGCCTGTACCGCACCGACGCGGGTGGAACCTGGCGCGCGCAGTCGTGGATACCGGAGCGGCTGCTGGTCCGGCCGCCCGACGCTGTTCCGGCTGTCGGCGCCGAGGCGCTGCGGGTGGAGCACACCGGGGTTGCCAACGGGCCCGGCCTGTCGGTGTCCTGGGATGGTGGGGCGACGCTGCGCCGCCAGTTGATCCTGGGTGGCACCGCCGACCCGTCTGTTGGTCGACTTTCAGTCGGTGGCTTGGATTCAATGCCAGCGGCGGTTCGCGCGAGAATCACCCCGACCGGCGCCGAGCGCGGCCTGGAAATCAAGGCCGGGGACGTCAATGTCACCGAGTTGCTGCGCCTGATCGAGGTCGGCGGGTCCACGGTGCTCACGGTGACCGCCGCTGGCCAGTTGTCCAGCTCGCAGGGCGCGGCGTTCGGTGGCACCCCACCAGCGATATCGGCGGCGCTGGCGATCGCCCCCAACGCGGTGGGTGCGATCAACACCGGCCTGTTGGGTTACGGGCAGGAAACGGCGCAGTCGCGGGCGATATGGCAGGTCAACCGGTATCAGCCGGGCGGCTCGGACACTGCCGCGATCTTGTCGGTGCTGCCGAACTACATCACCATCGGCCGCACGGGGGCGTGGTCGGGTGGTGCGATCGACTTGGGTGCACCCACGATGCGCGTGTTCACTCCGCGCCTGGCGTGGTTCCCTGATTTCGGGTCGGTCGCCGGGGAGGCGGGGTTTGCACCGTTCCCGAGCTTCACCGGTTACGGCGGGTTCGACAGTGTCAACGGTTCCTATTCCACGATCGGAACCCAGTTTAATAACTTCGGCAACCCCGCCAATGACGCCTCGCATTTCGCGTCGTATTCTTCGGCCCCAGCGGTGTGGTCGGGTGACATTCTGCGGGGGTATCAGGCGGAGTTGATCTCCGGGGCACCCGATTTGGCTTTGGTGACCCGCATCGACCCGCAGGGGCGAATGTCGTCCAACGCGTCGTGGCGGGGCAGTGGCGGGAAGCCCGCCCAGTTGCGGGATGTGCGCCAGGGCGTGGTGCACACGTCGAAGAAAATATGGGTTGTTCCGGGGGATTACCCGGATGGCCAGTTCATTGGAAGCAACGGATCGTTTACCTACGACTGGCCAACGATGACGGTGCGGTCTTCGTCGATCACGCAGCTTGAGGTCGAAATGCGGATGGAGGCCCTGTTCTTTAAGCAAAATTCGGGCGCCAACCCTGACCGGCAAGTCTTGCAGATCCGTTGGTATTACCAGATCGCCGGGGGTTCGTGGACGCTAGCCGACACTGACTACCAGGAGGCCGCATCTCTGGTCGCGGATTCGCAGTGGCCGCAGGCGCCGGGGGTGCAGAACACGTGGACGGTGGTCATTCCTGTCACCGCCGCTGCCGGTACGACGTTCCGCATGCGTTTCCAGGCACTGCTCTACGCCTACGCCAGTGACGCCCGGCTGCGTCGGGCGGACCTGAAAGTCAGGGAATCAATTGTCGAGACCTATACGGCGGCCTGATCATGGAATACGAGAATCTGACCGGGAAAGACATCAACGCACTGCGGGCTGAGCGGATCACCCTCTTGGAGGGTGAGCATTTTCGGCTCGCGTTGCGCCGTGAGGAGGCTGTGGAGGTCGCCGAGTTCGAGGCGTTGAGCGCGCAGATGGTGGAGCTGGAGCGGCGCATCGGTCTGCACCGGGGGCAGGGCGCCCCCGTGCTCTCAGAATCCGAGTCGGCCGATGTCCAAGCCTGACGAAACGTCGGCCCCGGCAGCATCGACTCAGCCGACCGTGAGCCGGGAATGGCCTCCTGGTCCGACGGTGTTCATTACCGCCGTCCTGTTCGCCTTCGGGCTGGCCCTGGTGTTCCAGGCTAGTCGGTGGGCTCGCACCCCCGCTTATGGGAACCTGCTGAACATCCTGCTCGCGCCCACCTGGGGGTATGTCTATCTCGCAGTCGCGGCATTGATGGTATTAGCGATGGTCTTTTGGACATACGGCCAGTTGAGCGTAGCAGCGCATACCGCAGCGTTCGCTCTACTGCTCGTATGGGAGGCGGCTTTTTTCATCCGGTACCGCACTGATTCGGCGACCACCGTCGCCAATGTGCTTTCATGGTTGGCCTATCTTTATATCCTTCTGCTGTCCGCTAAGCTCAGCAAGCGGCACTCTCAGTGAATGCCACCGTACTCACCACCGTGATAGGACTCGTCATCACTGCTGTTGCCACGATTGGGTTCCCCCTTTACCTCAATCGCAGCAGGACTACCACTACCGCAGTCGCGCAGGAGTCGGTCGACAGCCGCGAGGTAGCGAGGATGTTCAAGGGGGAAAGAGACCGACTTCAGCTTCGGCTGGACACGATGCAGGCCGACTATGAACGACGGATGGCGGCGTTGCGCGTGGAGAATGCTCAGGCCATGGCCGTAATGAAGGCGACCTGGGACAGTCAACATGAGCGGGACCAGACTCAGATCACCGAACTGCGCGCTGAGCTTCAGGGAGTTTACCGCCAGTTGTACCAGCAGAATCCGCCACCTCGTTCACCGTGAGTGTCGCGCTGCAAGGAATACTGCTTCTGGCGGTATCTGTGGTCAGCGTCGCGATCTACATGAGTGCCCTGGGGCAACTCCTGACGTCGAGGCGACGTCCCGGACTCATCCGCACCGGACTGTGTCGCCTGTTCGCCGCCCTACTGTATGTGGGTGTCGGTCTAGCTACTGTGGAATACCATTCGGGGGGACCGCTGGTCGGTGTCGGAGTAATAACGATTGTCCAATTGATGTGGTGGGTTAATTCTGTCAGCGACGTGCGATTGGCGCGGAGATCGGAGGATGACGTAGTGGCAGATTCGGAGCAGGACTCGTTCGGTGTGACGAACCCGGTAGCGAACTACGCCATGCCCCTGGCCGACGCGGTGGTGTCGGCCGAGATAGATCGACTATCCGAGCAGGCCAATAAGATGACCCGACGAGTAAGCAAGATAGAAGAGGCCCGCAACGACGATAAAAGGAATGCAAGGTACGTCCGTGCGGCGGTGGCATTCACGTTCATCATAGCGATTTGCGGCCTACTATTCAGCTTGGTCATATATAATCGCGCGGATCAGACGGCGAAGCTCGTCGAAGAAAACGCCCGGATTCTTGCCACCGTGCAAGCCACTCAGGCCCGGCTGGATGCCACCACGGCTCGACTAGATGTCAGTGTTCACGAGTCATGCGTGCTCTATGCACTGCTGCTGTCGCAGTACAACGCGAAGTCCAGGGCGTTGTCCCCTCGGGGTCCTGACGGCTACGACAACGACTTCCGCAAGCTCTACGCCAGCTCGCAACACCAGAACTGTGGAATCGGCGAGCCCCCGGACCTGGTTCGCTGACCCGCTACGGCGCGTCGCGCCGGGTCAGCACCGCCCACTCCTCGATGATGGCGGGCGTGACCGAAGCCCACCTGTTTGACGACGAGGTTCCCGAACACGGCCGTCACGAGGCGGCCACTTCGGGCTCGTCGATTGTGCGACTGATCCAACGGATTCAGTCCCAACATCAGATGATTGGAGACCTTGTGGCTACCGAGAGCGAGCAGATTCAGCGCCTGAAGGACGACGTTGGCGGTTACGTCAGCGCCATGCGGACCAAGGTGACGTCCCTTCAGGACCAGATCGCCTCCCTAGGTGGACAGGTGTCGACCGCGAAGGCCGACCAGATGACGGCTGACGCCGACGAGTTGAGTCAGACTCTCGACACGCTGGAGCAGGCGTTCGCGCAGGACAACCCGCCTCCGGCCCCCAGCCCGGCTCCCGCTCCGGCGACACCGGGCACCGACCCCACCGGAGGCGGAACCCCTCCGGCAACCGACCCCACCGGAGCGCCGATCGCTGCCCCCCCGTCGGTGGACCCTACCGGGGGAACCACCCCCCCAGCTCCGTGATCAAGAAGCTGCTCGAACTGGCGGCAATCAAAAGACTGATCGAGTGGTGGCGCAACCGTCACCAGCCGCGCAACACCGGTAGCTGACCGCCGCGCCGGGGAAGTGGCAGCGACTTCCCCGGCTTCGGCACCGACAGGAGGACCTGTGCCGCATCCCTACCTCGGGGACGTCTTGTGGTCCGACGTGTCGGAGTTCCAAACCGAGGTCACCGACGTCTACCCCTACAACACCCTGTGCATCCGGGCCAACGACGGCACCTACCGTGACCACCACTTCATGGACAACTATGCGTGGGCGTTGCGGAGCCTGGCCAGTGGGCGACTACGCCTACTGATGATCTACATGGTGTACCGGGAGAACTGGCAGCAAACCCTCGACACCACCAAGTCGATGGTCGGCACTCCGCACCCCCGCAGTGCCTACATGATCGACGTCGAGTCGTGGTCCGGGCAGATCACCGGCAACCACTCCTCCACCATCAACGCGCTACGCGACGGGCTCACCGCGTGGGTCGGTGACCCCCGACGGGTTATCGGCTACGGCAACGCCGGTGACCTCAACGCCCTATGGCCGACCAAACCACCCGGCATGCGCATCATCGAAGCCGCCTACGGAGCCAACCCCGACTATCCGGGCAAGATCGGTCACCAGTTCACCGACGGGCAAACCCGCGACCGGATCAACGTGCCCCCCTTCGGTTACGCCGACGTCAACTCCGCTGACGGTCTCGACATCGACGCCCTGTGCGCGGCCCTGGGCATCGCATCGGATCACCCCCCACTAGGAGACGGCGACATT